ACTTTGATGATCTATTTGAACAAAGAGGTATGTTTGCAACAACTAAAACTAAACCTAAGTTAGATGGTTCACCAATAACACAAAGACAATTAGATGTAATAGAAGGCAAGGTAGATCCTTATAAATGGGTTGATCAACCTAACTACGGTGACAATATAAATACAAGAAACAATCCTAATGTAAGAAGAGGAGATGATAGAATGTTACCTCCAAAGAATACATCTGAGATAGAGAGATATGGTAGTGAGTTACCAGGTAAGATAGAAGACTATGCTTTAGGTAACCCCCCAGGTATTTCTTTAGATGATACAAGTTTAATATTAAACAAAGGTAGGCAACAAAGGTTTAAGGATGGCTCAGCATTCCAAGAAGGACAAGGTACTTTCCCTGAAGGTCAATATCTACCTAACATGGATGACTACTATAAATCATTAGACATAGGTCAACAAAGTGGTAAGATGCAACAAGGTGTTGATATTCAAGCTCAAATAGATGCAATGAATAAAATAGATTATTCTAGTAAAATCCCACTTAACGGAGAGAATATGTCATCATCACAAGCAGTCAATGATAAAGCAAGAGAGAAAGTACGAAAAGCGATGGACGAACTAGATAAGCTAGGTAAGTTTAACGTATCAACAGATATATTTTAAAGGAATATTATAATGGGTAGATGGACAGGAATAATAGATAAGATAGATGATGTACTTGGGAGACGTAAAAGAGGATTCGTAGATGGCGACGTAGCTCAGTACCCTCCTGGTATGGATCCAGACGCTTACATACAAAATCCTATTCCACCTAGAATACCAGACGAATCAACAGCTGGTGGTGGATTACTTAGTCCCTATGGTGAGAGAGAGTTTACAAAGAATTATGGAGATATTGATCCTGAAGAAGTTAAAAGGTTAAGAAGATTATATGGAATGTAAATAGCTAAATAGCTATAAGCGTGATAGACGTTATCTATCAAATTAAAGGAAGAACACAATGAACGAAGAGCAAATCAATGACACTTCATCCGAAGTAGTTGAAACTCAAACACCAGAAGAAGCTTTTGAAGCTATACTGACTGCTGACGAGTCAACTGACCAAACTGAGGCTGAAGTAGAACACGAAGAAGTTGAAGAGGAAGAGGTATCTGCCGAAGGTACTGACACCGAAGATGAGATAGAAGAAGTTGAAGAAGAACTCTATGAAGAGGAATCCGAAGAGGACGAACCAGAATCAGAGAGAACTTATACTGTGAAAGCAGCGGGCAAGGAACGTGAAGTAACAGAGTCTGAACTTATTAAGTCTTATCAATTGGGCACCGATTATACTAAGAAATCACAGGTACTTGCTGAACAAGCTAAAATTGTTGAGGAAAATGCCGGTAAGATATATCAATCGATGCAAGTTAGAGATGAATATGCTCAGAAACTAGGTCAAATCGAACAGATACTTAATGAGGAATCTGCTACTGAAGAAGACTTAGTGAACATGAAAGAGAACGACCCAGTTGGTTATGCTGTGCGAATTGCAGAGCAGACAGAGAATCAACGTAAGATGAAACTAATACAACAGGAACGACAAATGGTTGCCGCTCAACAAGCACAAGATCAGCAAGCAGTATTTGCTAATCAAGTTGCTCATGAGAGTGAGAAGTTAACATCTTTAATGCCGGAGTTTTCAGATAAAGCCAAAGGCGAACAAATCAAAAAAGATATTCGTTCTTATGGCACAAGCGTAGGATTTACAGATAAAGAGATGGGTACAGTGTACGATGCTAGACACGTCTTAATATTAAACAAAGCTATGAAGTATGATAGGTTAGTCAAGAATAAAGGTGCAGCTAAGAAACAAGTTAATAATGCTCCACGTATGGCTAAACGAGGTACTAAACAAGGAAAAGGTAAATCAGATACGTATAACAAACAACGAGCACAACTAAAGAGCTCTGGTAATCAGAGTGACGCAGTTAGTGTATTTGAAAACATACTAAGAGGTAATTAAAAATGGCGACGTTTAAAACATATGATGCTATAGGGAATCGAGAAGATCTAACTAATATCATATACGACATATCACCAACAGAGACTCCTTTCATGAGTACAGTTGGTAAATCAAAAGCAAAAGCAACGTATCACGAATGGCAGACAGACTCACTTACAGATGCAGTATCAGATAATGCTGCAGTTGAAGGAGCAGATGCTACTTATGGTACACTAGCCCCTACCACACGAGTAGGAAACTATACGCAAATCATGCAAAAAACAGTTCAAGTATCTAACACACAGAACAGTGTAGATTCTGCTGGTCGAGCAAAAGAAACCGCGTATCAACTAACTAAAGCTTCATCTGAACTAAAAAGAGATATTGAAAAGACTATGTTGTCTGCAAATACTCAAGTACCAGGTAACAATACAACTGCACGTCAACTTGGCGCAATCCAATCGTGGCTAACTACTAACGTGGTTGACACAGCAGGAGCTGCTCCAACTGAAGAAATGTTACGTGAAGCTGTCCTAGATGCTTACACAGCAGGTGGAACTCCAACAATGTTACTGGTATCACCAGCTAACAAACAGGTTGTAAGTACTTTCCCCGGCATCGCTGAGCAAAGATATGCTGCACCATCGAGTGGTCAAACTAAAATCGTTGGCGCTGCTGACGTATATATGTCTGACTTTGGAACACTATCTGTAGTACCTGATAGATTCCTAGATGATGATGTATCACTTGTACTAGATCCAACAATGTTCTCTGTAGCTTATCTACGTCCATTCCAACAACAAGAGTTGGCTAAGACTGGTGATAGCAACAAGCATCAAATGTTGACTGAACTTACTCTTCAAGTGAAGAATGAAGCTTCATCAGCAATAATGAAAGAAGTAGTCTAGTAGCAACAAACTATACGCGGGGGAGAGTTTATCTTCCCCGTATATAGATATATAGCAAGAAACAAACGGAGTGTAATCTGTAAGATTCAATACTATATATGTACAAACAAATTGATTAAAATACTATATATGGACAGCTAAATGGCAAAAACAACAACTATAGAATACAATAACAAAGACGAGTTGATACTAGAACAAAAAGAAGACATATCATCATTGGTCGAACAGAACAAAAAGGAATACAATGCAGCTGACACTAAATGGTCAGATCAGTTGTTTGGTAACAAAGTAGCTTCAATACCCAATATAGCAATAGACAAACTAAATCAAGAAGGTATAATGCGTGGTTTCGAAATACTCGATCAAAAAAGATTCTTTGCTTGGTTGAATGATTCAGACAACGTAGCCTTCCGAACTAAACCAGGACGCTTATAATGCCAGCATTTACATCATATGATAATTTGAAAACGAACATAGCTGATTACTTAGCTAGGAAAGATCTTTCCGATAAGATTCCTATGTTTATATCATTAGCAGAGAAGAGACTTAATAGAGACTTAAGACTAAGACAAACATTACAACAATCTACATACACTTTAACGAGTGGTTCTAAAGTACCTACTCCGGCTGATTTTTTGGAGTTGCAAGACATACACTTAGCAGGTAATCCTGTTATCAACTTAACGTTTCAAACTGTATCACAATTTTATAGAATTAATGGTAACAATGGCCAAGGATATCCAGTTAACTATACACTGGTAGCTGATAACTTTATATTAGCTCCAGAGCCAACTGCTTCTAACACTGTAAATATGACGTACTTTAAAATCCCAAAAGTATTATCTGACACGAATCCTTCTAATGAGTACCTCGACGTATGTCCTGACTTATTACTATATGCGAGTCTGGCAGAAAGTGCTCCTTTTCTTATGGACGATCCAAGATTAGTTACATGGGATAATTTATATCAAACAGGTTTGGCAAGTATTACCAAATCAAATCAAGACTCAATATTCCCAGCGCAGCCTTTAGCTGTACAACTTACATAGGACACAACATGAATTTTACTCAACACTTTAATTATTCAGAAGGAAAGCTTTACTGGGCAGAAAGCAACCTAAAAAGAAAAGGTTTTAGAGCTGATATTACAAAGGAAGCTGGCTGGCTAAACCCAAAAGACCTTTATAGAAGAATAACTTTAAAAGGAAACTATTTAGCCCATAGAGTAATCTATGAGTTATTTTATGGAGACATACCAAACAAAATGACTGTAGACCATATTAATGGAGACAGGACAGATAACAGAGTAGAAAATTTACAGTTACTAACTAGAAAACAAAATTCTCAAAGAAAGCAATTAAAAGTAGCTAAAGGTTATACCATGAAAGACAGACCATTTCCTTACCAAGCTCAAAAAACACATAACAAAAAAAGATATAATTTAGGCTACTTTGGAACTCCATGTGGAGCTACTATGGCACATAACACATTTTTTATTAAAAGGAACAAATAACATGGACTTCACAAACTACCTCGCAGACCGCCTTGTAAAGGCAACCGTCGGAGACGTATCTTACACAGCACCAACCGAAGTTTTCTTAGGATTATATACAGAAGACCCAACCAAAGCTGGTTTCAGCTCTAACGAAGTAGACGCATCATCATATAACAGACAAAAGGTAGTATTTACTGCCCCTGTAGATGGTGTATCAACAAATGCTGGACAAATAGATTGGAACACAGCAACAAGTAACTGGGGTAATGTTGGTTGGATATCAGTTATGGACGCATCGTCTGGTGGCTTTATGCTTTACTTTACAGCATTAGATAGTGCTAAAGAGATACTCTCTGGCGACCAATTTAAGATTGATGCTGGTAAATTACAACTTACACTTACATAGGACACAGAAATGTCATTATACATAAAAGATAGAATATACCAAGAGACTGCAACTGAGGGAACAGGCAAACTAACCTTAACTAACGTTAAAGAAGGTTACCAAGGATTTATTTCTCTCCCTAATGGCTCTACAACTTACTACTGTATTACTAATGGTGAAGCTTGGGAGGTAGGGCAAGGGCAGTATGTAAATGATGGAACAAATACGTTAACAAGAACGTTGTTATCTTCTTCAACTAAAGCTTTGCTAGACCTTAAAGGTAATTCAAGCGTATTCTGTACCTATCCAGCTGAGAAGGCTGTATTACTAAACTTTGATGGAAACATATTTCTTCCTAACGCTAACATTCAAGGACAAAAGTTTATAGGTGATGGCTCTTCATTAACTGGCATTCCTACTTTTGATAATACATATAATAAAACAGAGATAGATTCGCAACAAAATGCACAAGACGTTCAAATTAATACTAAAATTTCTGAAGCACCTGACGATGGTGAAACATATGCTCGTAATAATAAAACATGGGTAAGTATTAGTGATAGCTCAGGCATACCTGACGCACCTGTTGATGGCTTACAATATGGTAGGCAAGATGGGGAGTGGACTGAGGTTGAAGTGAGTGATGATGTTTACACAAAAGAAGAAATAGATGCTCAACAAAAAGTACAAGATGATGATATTGTAGAAAACAACGATGATATAGCTAGACAACAAATTGAGATAAGCAACCAACAAACAAGCATAGATAAAAATACCTCTGACATAGATACAGATAGCGGTAGAATTGCAACTAATGCAACAAATATATCTACTAACACAGGAAATATATCTACTAATACAGGAAATATATCTAGTAACACAACTGCTATTGAATCTAATACTGATGCGATAGATTTAAACTCTGCTGAAATAGTAACTAACTCAGGAAACATAACCAGTAACACAACGGCCATTGGTACATTATCAGGACAAGTGGGACAAAACTCAGAAGATATAGCAGAACTACAAGATAGCATATTCTTTACCTCAGCATACTCTGCTGACTATCCAGATTCTCCTAACAGAGACCCTGAAGATGGTAATATGTACTTACAGAACTTTGCTATGTTTACATATGGCTATGCTTCAGCAACACAAATCTTTTGTTCTAAGACAGATGAGTCTGGAAACGTAAGACAGTTTACTGCCGTTAAACCTGGTGATTCTATTGTACTTAATGAAGTTGATTCACCTAACTATGGTCGTTATGAACTTACTAGTGTTGAAGATGTTTCAGATAGTTATGTTGTAATGAATGTTGTACCTAAGCTAGGACAAGGCACAATAATTACAGGTGCTAAAGTAGCTTTCCAAGCATTCCCTAAAGTTGGTTTATGGGACAAAAATGACACTAATGGTTATGGAACATATCCAAATAATATTGAGATTGGTGGTGGCATAGATGTTGGTTCAGCCGCAAACGGCAAAGTATCTAATACTATGTTAGGTAGGAATGCTTCAGGACAAAATACTGCAGCCTCAGCAATTAATAATGTTTCTGTAGGTTACAATGCTTTTGCAAAAATGAGTGGAGCTAAAGATTCTGTTGCTATTGGATGTCAAGCAATGAAAACAATGGTTAGTGGTTCTAACAATACGGCTATAGGCTCTAAAGCTTTAGAGCTTAACCCAGATGGTAAAAGTAATGTGGCAATAGGTGCTTTTGCTGGTGCTACTTTAACTGGTGGGGATAACAATATACTCATTGGTGATAATGCTACACCTTCATCACCTGAAGTATCTAACGAAATAACACTAGGAAATAATGATATAACAACTACTAGGTTAAAAGGTAATGTATTAGTTGGTGATACTACTTGGGATGGAGGCCCTACTACAGGACTAGCAATTCAAGCATCAAGTAGCGATGCTTCACCTTTTGCAATGTACATTAAAAATTCTGATGACACAGAAATACTAGATGTTAGGTGTAATGGCGATACCGCTATTGCTGGTGGCTTATCAGTCGGCAAAACAACAACTATGTCAGATAACCTAACCATCAACACAGGTTACCTTCAAATTACAGATATAAGCTCAAATGCAAGCACACCAAATATGGTTATAACTGAATCAGGGGTTGTATATAAGTCTACTTCAGCATTCTACTCAACAAAAGAAGTAGATGGATTAGTGAATGC